CTTACCGTTATTGTTGGTACAACACTACACGAGCCCGCGTTCAATAAATTGATATTTAAAGTACCGTTTACTTGGTATTCAACGGGTTGTGATACATCCAATTCAAAATTAAAGTCATCCCATATGTCGTGACCTTCTTCTAAAATGCTTATTTTGAATGGATATGCCTCAAATTCAACATTTACAGTTAAACCTCCACTTGTATCTTCAACATCTACACCAGTGCATTTTGCTAGGTAATAATAACCTGGTGCATGATCATCATAAAGTGGGGCAAAGCCGTCTTTCATTAACCAATTTTCTAGCTTTGTTTGAATCAATTTTCTTTGCTGATAATTCATGTCTATAATTTCAAACTGATAACTGATAATTCGGTTTTCATAAATCCGTTCACCTAATATCATTGAAAAGTCATAAACTCCATGCATAAAAGGAACGGATTCAGTAATCGTTTTTTCATCCGGTGTTGGGGCAGAGCGAGATACAAGCCACACACCGAATTCTTTGGTGTGTATATTTCCTCTTTTAAAGCCTTCTGTGATTATTCCCATTATCTACCCCACCTTTCGGCTAAAACAGTTTTGTTACCGCCTAAACGGTCATAATGATTATATGTTGCACCTACTAATTCACCTGTATCAAGGACAATAACTTGTCCGTTGTTCGCAATTCGCTCTAGCAAACTTTCAATACGCGCATTATTCTGATTTACCTCATGGCTAATAGTACTTCGAATACCCGAATTCGCTCTAGCAACTTGTCCAGCAATATCCATTTGTGGCATTTCACCGTATAAAGCATCTGTTAAATTAGCCATAGAACGGACAGCAACATTTTTACCCTTATCAATTGCTTGTGCAATTGATTGAGCAATTTGGATATCCATGATATCACGTAATGCCCCTTCTTTTGCAGGAGAAAACGGTAAGAAATTACGTATTTTCTGAGTTACACCGCTGATTGCATCGGTAACTTTTCCTACCGCATTTTTAATTCCGTCAGCTATTGATGTGACAATGTTTTTTCCAGCATTGAAGAAATCTTTTATTTTATCCGTTACCGCTGTGTATGCTTTGTCCATTCCTTCTTTGACTGCATCTTTAACGTTGTTGAAAGCGTCGCTAACAATACCTTTTAGCGAATTGAAAATATCCGAAATAGTATCTTTAATATTATTTACAATGTCAGAAATGGTGTTTTTAATTCCGTCCCAGATGTTTGATATGGTACTTTTGATTACATCTAAAGCACCACTAATAACAGTTTTTATACCTTCCCAAGCTGCGCTGATTACATCTTTTATAACATCTAAAATGGTTGAAATTATTGATTCTATAGCATCAAAAGCACCGCTAATTATCGATTTGACTATATTCAACGCACTGTCAACAATACTTTTCACCGCATCCCACATTGACGACCAATTTCCAGTAAAGAAGGCTGCGAAGAATTGAATAATTCCTGTTATTAGATCAACCGCACCTTGAATAACACCTTTTATCGCTTCCCAAGTAGAAATTATCAAAGCTTGAACAAAAGGCCACAAGAACTGCATGATGCTCATTACAATGCTTGCCATCGTTTGAATGATAGTCCAAATCACCGTTACAACGGTTGTGATGACTGTTTGAATTACTGTCCAAACATTCATAGCAGCTTCGAGGATCATTTGACCATGTTCGTTCCAGAAAGAAACCAACGTTCCCCATATCTCCATCACAAAGGAAACAACCGCTTGAATGACCGTGGAAACTACAGATACTATAGTGTTCCATACGTTCTGTGCTGTAGAGAGTATCTGTTCACTGTTTGCATTCCACCAATCAACAAGCATACCCCAGACTTGCATCACATAATCAACTACAGTTTGCACTATAGGCATTACCAACTCTTTTAATGCATTGAAAGCATTCGTTACAGTTGTCCTGAATGTTTCTGATGTGTTCCATAGGTGAACGAACATAACGGCTAATCCCGCCAATAAACCGATGACTACTGCTAACGGATTAGCTTTCATCGTCGCATTTAAGAGGGCAATTCCTCCCCTTAATCCTGCAACCGCACCTTTTACACCATTTATCACATTAATTGCAGTGTTAAACGATAAAAAAGCCGCCACTACACTTGCGATTAATGGTAGCCACGGTTTTATTGCATTATATACCTCTCTAATTAGATTGATGGCAACAGGAATCATCGAATTGACAAATCCAAATGCCGTTTTCACACCTTCTTTAAAACGATCTAACACACCGGATATACCGCCAAAACTTGCTAATGCTTCATCGATGGAGCCAATCATATCAGCTACACCTTTTACAACAGCTGTCTTTACGTTTTGCCAGGATGTACGGATTCCGGTACTAGATTCTCTCGCTAAATCGGCAAAACCGCCTGTTTCATTGGATAATTCAATGATTTTCGAGTTGAATTCATCAAACGTTATTTCGCCAGCTTTTAATGCTTCATATAAGTCATTTTGAGCCGATTCTCCAGCGAATCCAAACGCTTCTGCGGTTTTATTTAAAGCGATTGGCATTGTTTCTTGCAACGTTCGCCACGATTGCAAATCAACCGTTCCAGTTGCCAACATTTGAACATATTGTTCTAAACCACGACTTGCATCTGCAGTACTTGCTCCACTGGCAAGAAAAGCGTTGTTCAATGCTAATGTTGTTTCAACCGCACCATCTAAGTCACCTGTCATGGTTGCCAAACGTTGTGCCGTTCCTGTCACTTCGTCTAAAGCTGTCGGTAATCCATCAATACCATCAGATAGCCTTTTTATCGCTTTTTCTGACTCTTCGGCACTAAACCCCATCATTTTCATAACGCTAGGAAAGGTGTTTAGTGTATCAAAACGTGATACCGCACCATCGATTGAGTTTCTTATCCCATTAAATGCACCAATGACAACCGCACTGCCTGCGATTGCTTTAAGCATGGAACCGATGCTTATTGATGCATTTTTAGCCGATTTATCTATACCTTGTACACTTTTCGTAGCATTTTGGAAGTCTTTGGAGAATTGGCTTGCGCCGGATGCCTTTAAGACGGCTTCAACACTGTATGTTTCCGCTATAACAATCTACCCCCTTTCCTTGTTCACCATTGCAGCTAGTTTCGCCATTTTGCGCTGGTGAGGGGTTATAATACTTCGTTTTGGCTTTTCGACTTCTTTTAGTCGTTTTTCGTAGTCAAAGAAATCTTTGAAAGACTTATAAACTGGAACATGTTTATTCCCTTGTTCTTTTGTTGCGGTTATTGCATGATTCAACCACGCTTGCAAGTGCATTTCATATTCCTTGTCCACTTGTGCAAGCCTATAAGCTTTCATCCGCATTTGATACTCATAAATGGTTAAAACCTCTATATCTTTTAAGCTCGTAAAACCTAAATACCGGAAACAATTTAAAATGATTTCTTCGTATTGGTCCTTCGAGCTTAACCTTCTTATCCGTTTACTGCTTCTATCTTTTTGAATCGTTCGATTGTCGCTTTCGTCACCTTTGACTTTCCCAATTCTTCAAGAACATCTTCGAATAGTTGTTCTAGTCCATCATTTTCCTCTGCGTATTCTTCGATGGCTTCCTCAATTTGTTTCATTTTCGGAGGACTTGGCTCATGAGATACTGCCGCTTTGATTACCTCAGCTAATGCGGTTGGGTTGAACTGTTGAAGATTCATGAAAGCCATGTTTACACCCATACCGAATTCCAATCCCTCATAATTGACTGTGTATACCTTGTCTAATTCACGAATGAATTTAAGACCAAACTTTAACTCATACTCTTTACCTGCAATTGTGAATTTCATTTAAATCGTCCTTTCTAGTATTTTTAATCAAATAAAAAAGAGAAGGATTACTCCCTCTCTTAAACTGCTGCTGTTGTATCGCGGAACGCATATTGAACAGCTTGCTCTTGTTCTTCTGTAAGTGTCGCAAAGCCGAATTGTGGCTCTAATTCGACAATAAAGTTACCCGAAACCGTTGATTCGTCCTCTGCCCCCGCTGAGTCTTCCCATGAATCTAAATACCCTTGACAATAAACTGCAGGATACTTACCATCCGTGTCTTTTAATTCCTCATCAACAGTAACTTCCCATAATTCTAACTTTTCGCCTTTCAAAACAGCATTTCGTAACATATCACGGACTGGATCATCTTTTGCTTGAATTGCTTCAATACTAACCTCTGATTCTAGTTCACCGACTTTAACAATCGTTCCATCTTTTGTAACGATACGGTCTAGAGAACGTGAATAAGAGAATGTGTGTTCTGTTTGGAATGCGAGTTTAGCAGCTTCGGTGTTTTGGTCTGCTAATCTGCGGAATAACAAGACTTTATGTTTACCTTCCATCATTTCCATGTGCATAACCTCCTAATTAAATCTAAATTCAATTTCAATAATTCCATGCAGTAATGGTTCACCAGTGGAATTATCAATCATCGTTTGTGCGTTTATATTTCTAACCGCTAGATAATAGTTTCCCGCCTTCTTTAACTTGCGGAATTCACGTTTTAAAGTGTTCATCATATCCGTTAATTCGCGCCTTTTCTTGTAGGTATGGTAAATATGGATTGTTTGGTTAACCAATCCGTAAATAACACTTTTTGTTGGTATGTCTTGGTCAAACTGTTCACCAACAAATACGAATGGATATGCAACATCTTTAGCTGGTAAGTATGGATAAGTGGAATATCCTAAATTCAAAGACGTTGCAAAAACAGCGTCATAAACGGATTGTTGCGGTGATTTTCTCACTCAATCACCTCATTTCATAATGCGTTTCATGTCTTGGTTGAATTTCCGCTTTTGCTTGTGGTATGCTTTTCCAACAAATCGGCGTGGATAGATCCATCTAGTGCCAAACTCGACATAACCACTGTACTCAGCGTGACTGACAACTTTTGCAGTAAATCCGTTATCCTCAATATGCAAGTTAATGTTTCGTTTTAAGTTACCAGTATCGACTGGCGCGTTTCTTTGTGCGCCTCTTTGAAGTTCCGAACCGTTCATCTTAACAATGTTTTTAACGTCATTAAGATTGGCGTTTCGTTTCAATTTACTGACTAATTTATCCGCGCCATTAACCGTTAAACCACCTCTAGCCATTGGAAACAACTCCTTCCAAATAAAAAACGCCTTTCCGGTAATCGGATTGGCGCATGACGTTGTATTTTTGGTTGTCGATAAGGACATAATCAAATGGATCCGTGTACGGTCTTTGCAATCTAGCCACGGTCACCAACTTGTCTATTTGCCCAAATAGCTCATTTGTGCGGTTTATTCCTAGAGTCGATAGATTGCAAGGTTTAGTGGTTAAAATCGGCTCTCCTTCTACGAATTCGCCTTTTACAGGGTCGTAATAGGAATCAGTCTCTTTAACGAAAGTGATACGGTCATTAAATCTCATAAAAATAACACCTTTCCTCGACCTGTAACCCCATTATCGGCTTTATGAGCGTCAATGACATCCTCATAAGGAACAAACTCGTCTTTCAAGTCATAAAAGGTTACACTATGACCTTCAACTTCCTCTGACTTCATACCTTCCGTCCCTAATCGGTTGAAACGACGAACGGTGATTTCTTCAACAATGTAATTTAACTCCTCTGGTATTTCTTTTCCTAACAATGCTCTTAAATGACTTGAAACATTATCAATAATAATAGAGAGGACAGCATCCTGTAAGCTGTCCTCGATACCTAATAGGGTTTTAATTCGCTCTAACATGTTTTTCACCACTTTTCTTAATAAAAAGTGAAGGAGATTATGCTCCTCCACTTGTAGTTTGAGGAATGGTGTTGAAACGGAATTTTACGATGCGGACTGCTTTTGGCTCATACACACGAGTCCAGCGTGCACCAACAGCAATTTCAGCATTTGTAGGGAATTCATCAGTAACCCCACCTTCATTCCATTTAATGCCACGTGGATGCAAGATGAAGATACGACGATTAATCAATACTTCTTCACCAGAATAAGATTGTTTGTTACGGTCAACTTCTGTTGGAATAATTCGTGGGTGCGATCCGTTACCAAGCGCAATAGCACCTTGACCAAAAATGTACATTTCTGCCACACCTGTATTAGTGTCATATGGCATAGCATCATCAACAATCACACGTTTACCCATAAAGTATGGAATTGGTTGACCTTGTTGTGATTGTGGCACATATTCAATTAAGTCTTGTTTACGTAACTCTGTTTCTACCGCTGAGTGCATCATAACACCCGTTAATAATTCTTTAGCATCACCCATTTTTTGGATGGCATCAAGGAATGTATTAGCGTTGAGTGTTCCTTTGTCACCTTCTTCAGAAGTAACATCATGTACTTTACTAGCCATTGAAGAACTTTTAAATACTCCATCAAGTGTTGCTAATAAAATTCGTTGCATGTCACGAGACCAGTATGAAGCTACTCGTTGACCAATAGCTCGCATTGGATCATCGCCAGATAACAATGCGGATAATCCGTTAGCACCCCAAGCATTAACACGAGCATGTTTTCGAGCGATATCTTGTCCAGTTGTGATTTTATTAATGGACATATTCCCTTCGTCTTTCATAACTTGAGATTCATCATTACCTAAATCATTCCAAAATGGCATATTAATAAGGGTATTTGGACCACTTGCTAATTCATCAAACTCACTGTTATTTTCGATAATTCCACTTTGAACTAAAGCAGATTTTTCCATTGTTTGTTGAATTGTATAAGGTGTAAAAATTTCCGGTTGTATAACATCAATTAAACGTGTAGTCATTTATAATCCTCTCCTTTTTTATAGTCCGTATTTTGCTGGATTTACTCCAGCTTGAATCATTAATTGTTTTGCTTGTTCAGGATTTTCTCGAATGAGTTTACCTTGTTCAGTTAAGTTGAAATGTTCTTTAGAAAATGGGTTTTTGTTAGAAATTTGCCCTCCACCAGCAGGTGGTGTATCTTGACGTAATTTTTCCTTTACTGCTTCATTAACTGCCTTATCAAACGCTTGTTTGAAGTTATTAATGTTTTCGAGTGTTTTTTCAGCGTTATCAGCAAGCAAGAAATCAGCGAATTCCGCTGGCAAACCTTTATTGTTCAAATCAGCAATTGCATCAGCCTTTAATTCTTTAAGCTCTAATTGACGTAAACGCTCTTGGATTTCCTGTTCACGTTTCGCCAATTCTTCCTCTTTGCGTTCTTTTTCAGAAAGCTTGGCAAGTCTCTCAGCTTCCTTCTTCTCTTTTTCCAGCCTTTCTTGAAACTGTTGTTCCCATTCTTTCTGCTTTCTTTCAAGAACCTTCGCAAGCTTGCGGTCTGATTCAGATTCGATTTTCCGTTGTAATTCTTCTGGTGTAAGTTCTAACTTCTCAACTTCTGTATTTTCAATCTCACTGTTTTGAATTTCAGTAGTTTCAACATTTTGAATTTGTTCGCTCATGTTAATTCCTCCTTATCCCTCACACGCTTTTATCCCTAAATGTTTCAATGTATTAAAATAAGCCCCAAAAACGCAAAAATTAGCCCTTTCACGGCTTACCTAATACATTTAGTCCATTTAGTTCCAAAAACCCGTGAACGATTGATTTTTTTTGCATAATAAATACGATTGTTCTTTAGCGCCTGCAATCGTGAAAAAGGCATAATAAATAGCCCTGTTTAATGTCTATTGGCTAAAGACAAGGTTATTTATTTCTAGCTATTGCGGCATTCGCCCACATTACAGCTTCTTCAAGTTTAGTCATTGCTAGTGACTTTTCCCTACTATCTGGGCAGTGATTTTCTATACGGTATGCAAATTCCTTCGCGTAATCTCTAATCACTTGATATTTAAGGGTTTTATCTTTGTTTGGTTCGTGATAAGTAAAATTGTTTTCAATTCTATCTTTCATCATTTCCACCACCTTCACCGTTTACAAAGGCTACCGCGCCTGGTAGCTAGGAGATAATTTTTGGATCACCTCCTGTTATTTCCTAAACTCTCCATCACTTGTAGTTATTACGTTTTGTTCTGTTTCTGGGTAAATAACACTAATATTCAATCCATATGATCCGTCATCGTATCGTGTAATGGTTATGTCGACTGAATCAACAACCGTTTTTTTAGCTGCTTTCAAATACTCAATGGCCACAGTTAATAAATCATCATTTGTAATATCTTTCATTCTACAACCCCCTCGCTTTCAAATCAGCATCCCATGCTTCACGGTCAACATAAGCAGCAATACTACATCTGCAATTTGGATGAAGAACGGGAGCGTTTAAACCTACTTCCATTTTGTCTAAATCAAACACTTTCCCGTCTAATTTTGCGCATTCCTCACATGCTGTAGGCTCTGAGATGTATTCGTATTTCTCAATATCAGCCTTTTTAAAACTATCCTCTGCAACTTGAATTTGAACACGCCCTAATTCAGTCCTTAAAAGTCGCTCGGCGTTATAAACACTCGTATCAAAAACCTTTCTTAAATCCCTTGCAAGCTCACGCGGATTCTTGCCTTGAAGGATTCCACGGTTTAATAGCTTGTCTAACTCTTGCCTTAATGCATCTTGGTTAGCCCAAATCCTATCTGACCATGTGGCAGTTAAAAATGAAGCATTAACGATAGATTCAATATGTTTTTCATTATAGTTAATGGTTTGCCCTAAAATACCGGATTGTCGTTCGTATTCTGCCCTTGCTTGTTTAGTGAGTTCTTCATACAAGAACTTTTCTTCTTCATTTAGCAAGGCATATAATTCCAATTCAACGTTTAATTTCAGCAATTCTAAGCGATTGACCTTCATTGTTAAATTGTAAATAGCCATTTCGCTATTCGCTTTATCCGTAAAAGCCATCCATCGAAGGAAAGGTATTTTAGAGTGTGCTCGCTTAACATACCTTGCCGCTTTCTTAGCGTATTTCTCAATATCAAGCTTTCTAGCACGTTTTCTCACTTCATCAATAGAAATACCCTCTTTGTCAGCATAACGACCATAGAAGGCTTCTATTTGTTCTTGAATTTCATTTAATGCTTCCATGTGCTTTTCGCGAAGTCGCCTTGCTAATTTGGCATCGTTTTTGATGGATTTCTTGATATGTTCAAGTTCACGGTCACGCCAATATGAATTATTCGTCATCGTCTGTCACTTCTTCATCTTGATTTCGGAACTGTTCAAAATCATAGGTTGGTTGGTTTAATTTATTTTCCGCCTCAATCTTTTCAAGTTCTTCTTTCGGATTTTCAACAAGAGAAAGTACACTTAAAGTTGTTTCCTCAGATAATTTACCACCTAATTTAATGAACATCTCTATTTCTTCTTTCAGCGACTTCGGTAAGTTTGGTGTAAATACAATTTGAATATCATTAACAGCAAACCCACCTTCGCTTGCTCTTGTCATAACGTTATTGATTAATCGGTATCGGTTGCGCAAAGCCTTCTTAAACAAGCGTTCTTTGATTGCTCGCACCTGTTCCAATCCGAATAGCTTGTATTTCATGGACTCACCGGATTGAGTCCCGGAAAAGTGTTCATCATTCATGTTAGGTGTATTCGTGAATTTATGAATATCCTCAGCAAGCCTATCCTTATATGCCTCTGTTCCCGATACGTCATATTGTTTGTAAATGTATTTTGCGTCAGCTTGACTTGCTCTACCTTCAACACCAGGATCGGTTTGTAAGAGTATTAAACGCGCTTCTTTCATCTTCTCGGCTGTTTCTAAGTCTAAATCAACATTACCTTGAATGACTAAGTAAGCATCATTTAAATCGGTCATATAGTTGGCCGTATCTGATTGAGCAGCATCATATAAATCTATTAAATTTAAAACATCTTCAAAATCTCCTTGTCTAAATTTATTGTTCATGTACTCAATGATTGGAACACCTTCAAAATAGTGCTCCTCCACTTTTTCTAACGTCAATCGGTAAGAAAATTCATCTTTTGTCGTGTAATGGTAGATCATTGAGTCGGTATACAAATAAATATTCAATGTATCGTCATTAAATTGATTATTGAAATAACGAACTCCTGCAATTGGATTCATTTCAACAGTATCATCGTAAATAACAAATGTTTCTTTAACATCAAGGGTAGTAAACCGTGTTTCGTCTTTTTTGTTCCGATACAATAATTCATAAGCTCGTCCGTAAATAGATTGAGCAAGTACCAAATCGCTGTTATGTTCATCTGCATCGTTAATTCTGTTGATTTCTCTCAATTGTTCATTAATCTTTTCATCTGGATAATTCGTTTTAAGAGGGACACCGACCATATACCCCTGTATAAACTGCGAAACGTATTTAGCAAAGTTATGTGTTGCTCTGTGGTCTGCCAAATTTTCCTCTTTTCGTCTGTTTGCTTGGAGAATGGTTTCGTTATTCCCTTTGTAATAGTTTTCCAGCGTTTGTAATCGCGGTCTTTGATACTGAATATGATGTTGAACCATATCTGATAAATCCTCTAAATTAGCAATTAATTCATCAGCACTAGAATATCTATAGTGAATGTTTGCTTCATTGGAAAAACGTTGTTTGTTAGACATGTCATCCCTCCTTTACAAACCAAGCGTTTGTAATGCTTTGTATTTCTCTTTCTTGTCTTTCCCTTTTCCTAAGTGATAACGCTCCATGCTGTAACGTAAAGCATCAATGATATGGTTATTTTCATCAATCGGCTCATTCAGCCATTTGCCTTCTTTATCTTGTTTGAAGGTGTATGTGTTAAACTCCTCAATCGTATGTTCGCATGACGGATGAATGTATATTTTGAATCCTTGCAAGAAGTTTATTCCGTGCATGACGCTTCCTTGACCTTTGACAGAAGGATGCAGCCTTCTCACTCCTTTGGTTTGTAATTCCTTGATCAATCTCGGCTCGGCACTGTCACCCGTAATTGATGCCTTTAATAATTCTTTTTCCTTAAGCATGTTGTAAATATCATCCGTTGTCATGGCTTTTTCGTAATGCTCGTCATAAATCCATATTTCTTTGTTTTCTAAATCGATAATTGAACTCGCAAGAGTTGTCGGGTCATTTGTGAAACCATAGTCCATTCCGTGCGTTGTTTCTTGAATCTCTTTGATTTTCTCCAATTGGTCAAAGTCTTTAACTTGGAAATTCTCAAATACAAGACCTTCAGCTACACCCCATTCACCATCACAAACAATCCTGGCACGTCTTGGGTTTGTACGATATAAATCCTCATATCGTTTTCTATCCACTTCATCCAGCCATTCATTAACTCTGAATGTTGTTGTAATGGCAAACACGTCATTCCGCCTTGTTTCCTCATCAAAAAACTCACGCTTTAACCAGTGCCTTTCAGACCATGGGTTAAACGTGAGTGTAATTTGTTTAAAAAACTCTGGGTCATCATACGAACCACGAATGGATTCAACGACTGTATCAAATGCATCTGGACTTTCTAGCTGATAAGCTTCCTCTGCCCATACCCAACAAAGTATTCCAACATCAACTGATATAGAAGTAATCTTTAACGGATCATCAAGACCCCTAAATAATATCTTTTGTCCAGTCGGTATATACGTTATTTCCGGCAAAGATTCATTGAACTTGAATAAATGGCTTACTTGCAATCGATTGGCCGCCCATTTCAAGTCCGTGTATGTTGATTGTTTATTGGTGTTCGAATAACGTCTAATGACAAGTAAATTCGCCCATTCATACTTCATAATGCGATAAATAAAGTTTAGTGCTGTTGTTTTGGACTTTTTACTACCACGGGAACCTTTTACAACTCGGTAGAATTGTTTGTTATGCCAAAAGCGATTATATCCTTTACCGATTGCTTCAGAAATTGAAACTTTTGGCATTTGTTTAGTCGTCATCTTCCGGCACGTCCTCAACAAATACAGGTGTGATGTTTTCTACTTGGTGTTTTTCAGTCCATATCATGTAGCGTTTTCCAAGCAATTCAGCAGCTTTAATTCTGTCTTTCAAATACGGCTCTTTGTCTTTTAACTCTTGGTACCCTTCACCTAAACCAACTGGTATTTTTTCAGTAACCTCTCCCCGCATGACTTTTGTAAGAAATTGCAGCACTTCATCCTGTTCAGCAATGGATTGCTTTTTCAGCTCTTCCATGCGCTTATCGATATAAGCTTTTACATTAACTTTTGTTAACAATCTGCTTCCCGCAGACCTAGCTGTAGATTCCTTTTTTACTTTTGGATAAGCATTCAAATACGATTGTGTTATATTTCCGGTTCTGATGTATTCATCTGCAAATCTTTTTTGTTTTTCAGTAAGCTTGGCCATTTACATACACCTCACTCCTTACGCTAATTGCTTATACAAATTAAAAAGCACCCCGAAGGATGCCTTTACAAACAGATTTAAAATCAATATTTTTGTGTTTGCTTTACCCATTCATCATCTTTTATTTTTTGTTCAATAATGTTAATCATGTCTTGAACCGCATTATTTAAATCGGAATAAACTTTTGCAGGAGAAAATTTACCTCCAGTTTTCTTGATTTCCCCTTGGGTTCCAATAGAACCATCTTCAAACATCAATAACTCAAATTCAGCCATTGTTCTACCAGCAACTATGTACTGGTATGTTTTTACTTCACAACAAACTGCGCCTTTTAAACTTGATTCAAACATTATTATCAACTCCTTTCTTAAGAGCCTCTGCCGAAATATACCATGTGGGATGCTAATTTAACTCTGTATGAATCCAATTTCTTTTTTTGGCTCTTCAGGATTCTCACGTGGTATCGCGGCAAATAATAGATTTGTTTGAGTTACATGTTGGATAAGTTCTACTGGATTACCATTTTCAGACAAATAACCAACTAATCTAACTAATTTATCACCTTGATAACCAATGCCGGTTATGTTTAAAGTAACTGTTTGTCCAAATGATGTTAAAATTATTCCTACTTCATGTTCATCATCTAGATTATTGTTGAAATTGTTTACAGCGTCTAGTATATCTTCCACAATTGAATCCGCATCGTCTTTAAATTTTATATCTGGTGGTTGAAAACTTGGTAAATTGAAGTTCATATAATTCACCTCCTCCCATCTACTTATTTCGACAAAAGAAGGCAAAATTCCTTTTTTTATTCCCTCTAAACAAGAACCATGCTTTATGGAAGGTTGCGACCCTTACGTACTATGAACATAAAGGCTTACTGGTTCCTGTTTACAAAGAACAAAAGAAACCACCCGAATGAATCGAGTGGCATAATTTAAACTATGAAGGATTTACGATAAGGACGAGTTTTCCGCCTCGCCCTGGGGGATCATTTCCGCACCGCCCTACCTCAGATTATAATCTTAAAAAAAGTTTTTAAAAAATTCGTCAAGCCCGTTAAATTAGTCAAGTTTGTCAAGGATTTAAATACATTCTGACCGCTAATTTCCGAACTGCTTTTTCCTTTATTTCGAATACCGCTTGTTTTGAAACGCCTAGCATTTTACCGATTTTACTTAAACTGATTCTATCCATACAACCTTCGATTACTATTCTTTCTTTTTCATCATCAAGGGTAGCAACCGCATCTTCTAAACGTTTTACAGTTTCTACATACCTTTTAATTCTGTTTTCTTCCCTAACTTTTCTTTGAACCGCCCCATACGTTGGATCACTATTGATTCCAACCGCTTTAGGCAAAGAAGCATCTAAACCGTATTTTGAAGTAACAGAAGAAATGTAGTCTTCCACATCGTTTTTGGTTATCTGATTAGCCATCCAATAATAATGTTTAATATCACGGTTCACTTTTCGAATAGCTTCAACGGTAACTTCCACATCTTCAATTGTTGTAGCCATCTAACCACTCCCATTTTTATTCTTCTCAGCTTTTTTCTTTAGCATGTTATAGGCTCGGTTATCTTTATGTGCTTCTGCATGACAGGAAACACATAATAACGCCAAATTATCTAACTCTGTTCTTCCACCTTTGGAAAACTCTATTACATGGTGAATGTGTAAGTCTTCCTTGCTACCGCATTTCACACATTTACTATCACATTTCTCGTAAACTTGTTTTTTCAATTTAGCACCAATAGCTCTATTGTCATTAAACTTTTTACTCTGTCCGTTTACAATTTGCCGGAATTGATACACATGATTCATATTGCATGAAAGGTAAACCATATATTTGCCTGCAAGTGTTGGAAAAACAGGAATATCATTATCTTTTTCTATCTCTCGTAAATCAGAAATTTTCTCGCCAGTAACCTTCGCCATTTCTTTTAGAGATTTCTTTCTCAATAATCGCATTCCCATTAGTTCTGTACCGTATATATCTTCCTTCCACCAAGGCATAGCTTTATTACCTATAACGTTTTCGTCTATCTTTCCCATTGAAACCATATCTCCTCTCGTGTTATGATACGTATATACTTACGTACGTATATTATATAATATTATTTTACTTTAAACAAGAAAGGGTGTTCGGTATGAGAAAGAAATTTACCACTACATTGGATGAGAAGATTATTAAACAATTAAAGCTATATGCTCTAGATTGCGATACAGATGCGAGTAAGGTAATAGAGAAAGCCCTGAAAGAACTTTTTGACAAAGAGAAGAAGTAATTTCTTCTCTATTTTCATTTTCTCGCCCCTCTCTCGCTCTTTTTATCCGCAATCCAACCAAGCACCACCGGACACCCAGAAAACGGGCACAGACCATCATTGCTTACCCAAATGCAATTACCGCAAAATTTGTCTCTGTATACTCTGGTAACCTTTCTTTTCTTCCGCATATTCTCATCCCTTTCAAATAAAAAAGGACACCAAACGACGCGTAAAGCATTCATTCAGTGTCCTGGGTTCTTCCCTCAGACAATTATTCAGATTTCTTCTTGCCCATCCAGTCTTGTTCGC